CGCAGATGCGGCGAACGCCGTACCCTCAGGCTTGCGCGGAGCACGGACGACCAGCGAGAAAGCCTCACGCGTGAAGCCCACGGCGCCGTTGACGCTGTTAGACACGTAGAGGTTCCAGCCGGAGAGCCGGCCGACCGCAGCGTCCCGCAGGGCGCCCGTGTCGTTGCTGGACTCAAACCGAATGATCTTGTCGTCCTCCAGCAGGAGGGACAGGAGATCCGGGGACAGCACCAGCGTGCGGCCGGAACGGGACACCTTCCGCTTGTCCAGCGCAATGCCCGCGTTCTTGATTGCCTTGTAGGCATTCAGCGGGTCAGCCTGCGAGACCGAGATAGCGCCCGCAGCAGCAGAGATCTTGTTGATCTCAGCGGCAAGGTTCGCCTCGATCTTGTCTGCCACGGCCATGACCTGCGGAGCGAGGATCTGCGTACCGAAATCCTCAATGTTGAGGTTCGCGTCCTCCTCGGTCATGTCGACAGCCGAGTAAACGTGCTTGTCGATCGTGACCGGGATGGTGCCCTCAGCGACCGTGTCCGTGGTGATGGGGGTCTTGTTCTTGAGGGTGGTCTCACGCGCCGTCAGAGTGCCCGGGGTCTTGATGTTGACCACGGTACCGACACCGCCAGAGAAGTCCCGCTCAGCGTCTCGATAAACGAGACGACCAAGAATCAGCTCTTCCCGCAGAATGGGGAGACCCGTTCGGGCGTACACCTTGGCAAGCTGGAGTGCATTGTCAGCCATGTGTGAATTCCTTCCTAGCCGTTACGGCGGGCAAGGATCTTGGCCGCCAGCTTTACCGGGTCGATCTCGCCCGGGTCGTTGGATTCAGCCGCGCCGCCACCCTGTACGGTGGCCACGGGCTTGGTTCGAAGGTTGGCCGTAGCCGTGCCCTTAAGGGACTCTGCGAGGGCCTTGGCGTCCGCTTCCATCTCCTCCGGGGTGTCGCCCTTAAGGCGGTCCACCAGGAAGGCAGGGAGGCCGTTCTCAGCCGCTACGCGGGCCCGGTCGGCAGTCGCCTGAAGCTCTGCAAGGCGTGCCTCAGCAGCCGCAGCGCGCGACTCGGCATCAGCCTTGGCCTGCGCGGCGCGTTCCTGCTCGGAAAGCTGAGCGTCCTTGAACGTCTTCAGCTCTGCGGCGGCATCCTGAAGAATCTTCAGGTCGGCCGCCGAAATGAGCGGAGCGGCGGGAACCGCAGGCTCGGCCGGCTTCTGGGGGTCGGGGCCATTGGCCGGAACCTCGCCCGTGCCCTCAGCCTGCGGAGTCTCCGCCATTCGTTTTCTCCTCGGTCTTAGGTGGTCGGCCGTCCAAGTGACGGCGCACGTCATTGAGAGAGCCGTGATCCTTGTAAAGCGCCTTGAAGTGATCGCCAGCAGGCGAAAGAGGCGTGCCACGGCGGAAAATGGGCTGCACAGTGCACCGGCAGTTGTCGTGATATTCCTTGCCAGTGCGCTTTGCGGTACTGGCAACGACAGCCGCAGCACGGTCCTTGTAGACCGCACCGCGCGACGCCATGACCCCGCAGAATGCGCAACATCGGGAGTCGTGCCGCGCGACCCGCTGAAATCCAAGTGCACGTTCGTCCCCCGCTACGCGTTGCCCGATGGTGTCCCGAGCACCGGCCATGACCGTGCGGGAGAGCTGTCCGGATTGCTTGACCCATGCGGCGGAGGCAGCCTGTTCAAAGGTCATGCCGCCCTCAATCGCCTTGCGTATGTACGCGGGACCGATCGGCCCGAGGGTCATTTCCATTTCGCCGGACGCCACCAGGTCGGCGAGATACTTACCGGCGGAAGACGTACCGGGCACACCCTCAGCAGCGCGCAACATGTCGTAGTAGCCGGATGCTGCGCGGGCACTGTTGTGCTTGGCCTCTGCAAGGATTGGTTCGGTCAGCGCCAGGTACTCAGCGAAAGACGCTTCGAGGTTTTGCAGGTCGAGCACGCCCCAAACGGAGAGAATCCGCCGGAGCGTGCCCGAAACTAGGCTGCCTTGAACCGTGCTGAATGCCTGCGTAAGCGCCGTAGCGACAGGCACCGGGGGCACTAGACCACCGGGCCCGTTCCGGCCGGCAGAGCGCCCGTGGGGGCCGTCCCTGCGCCACCCGTGAAGAACTCCGCCATGGCAGCGCCAACGGCAGCGTCATCCTTGAGCTTGCGCCAGTACCGAACGTCCTCAGACGTGACACCGGGAATGCGGGACCAAAGCCCCTCCCCCGGAATGCCGAGCATCTGCGACGCCTTGCCGAGACCATCGACCGTGGCGGGCAGCGAACGGGATTCCGTGTCGCGCCACACAACGCGCGAAGTGGTGTCCTCGGCCGTCGCAATGTCACCCATGGCCGCAGCAATGAGCCGGAACACCTGCCCCCAAGACTCCCCGAACAGCGTTTGCCGTTCGTCTGTCTTGTGCTTCAGGCCCGCCGTACTGGCCGTGAGGGCTTCTGCTGAGATGTTCACCATGGCGCCCAGCAAGTAATGCGGAGGCACCTGGGCAATGGCAGCCATGTGCTTGACGCCAGCCTCAAGCGAACTCAGGAATCCGGACAAGTCCGTTTGGTTGAACTCGCCAAAACTGGCGTCCTTGCTGTCCGTCATCCAAAGTCGGTTAACGGCAGCCTTGAACGGCTCAATGGCTACACCGGTCTTGGGGTCGCGCGGGATGTTAATCCCCGTCGCCCAACGCTGACGGAAGGCCGAGTAGTGCTGAGCCATGATCAGACCGAGCGTCGTCTCGTTGAGCCGCAGCTGAATGGGAATCAGGGGGGCAACCTCGCCCACCGGGTCGGCGCCCTCTTCAAGGGGCAGCCGGTTCATGAACCGCACGATGGGACACACGCCCATACCGTGAGCGTTGGTGCTCACGATCTCCACGGCGTCCACGTCCTCAAGCGACGTACCGTCACCCGGGACATTGACCACCGATATGGACACGGCGTCGAGTAGTTCGAACTGCGTACCGTCGCCACCGTCAAACATCTTCACGGAGCGGAGACGACGCAGGCCCCACATAGGCCATTCGTCGCTAGGCTCCGCGTAGGCCACCGTCCACGACGTGGCAGGCCCGGACTGCACGACCGGGAAAGGATCACCCGGCAGGACCGTGACGAACGACCGGCCAAACGCCAGCGCGCCACGGTGAACCGCAGACTGATACATGTTCAGCTTGTTGGCCGTCCACACGGCCCACACGCTCAGGTCGTCGCCCGACTCCGGGCGCCGGTACCCCTCAACGAACAGGTTCTCCGCCACCACGTCCACGATGAGAGGGAGCCAATTCGCAATCGACTTCTCACGCATGGACTTGTACTCATCGTCGTATTGCTTGGGCATGTACGACTCTTCGAACTCTCCGCGCAGTGCAGCGGCGACAGTCCGAAGTCGGGGAAGCTCAGCCTTGCGGATGGCCAGCGCGCCCGGCAGTACGTCAAGCGCACCGGCCATTCCGTTACCTCCATGGAGTTGAGGGAGCGTTAGTTGCCTAACGCTCCTTAGAAGCTGAAGAAATCACCCGGCCGGTTGCGTGCCCGCTTCTCCATGACCCCCGCCTCAAGGGCGGAGCGTCGAGCTTCACGGGACAGCACTAGGGCGGCGGCGGCATCGACCTTGTGAGGCGACTCGCGGGCCGTCTTGCCGAAACCCACGCCGTAGTTGTTCGGCCGGCGCCGGGCATTCTTCAGGTGGCGAATAAGGGCCGGGCTCTGATCAATCGTCAGAGCGCCCTCTACGAAAGCGGCGTGCGTGAACTCCGCAGCGCGCGTGAAATCCCGGATGCGGGACCGCATGTCGAATGCAAGCGAGTGCTTGGGCGACGCCTTGATAAACAGGCCCTCTCGGAACGACTCTGACCACTGGTCAAGGTACGACTCCCAGTAGGCAACGTCAGCGAAGAACGAGACCACGTCCCAACGCTCGAAAGCGTCACGGACGGCCCTGTCGACCTCATCGCGCGGCACAGTCCAGCCCACGGCGTCGGGGCCGTCTGGCTTCTCCCAAATGCCCACGATGAACGAGTGCCCGGTGTCAACGTCGGTCGCAACGATGGCCGTTGAGTCGTCCGACTTGGCGCCGTCGAACCCAAGGGCAACCATGCCCCCATCAGGGGTGATCGCGTCCGCCAGGACCACGGCGTCAACCTCTGCCGGATCGAGCCACGCGTCAGATGCCGCCACAACCTGATTCAGGTAGAAGCGGCGCATCTCTGACGGGTCGCTAGTCGGGTCGTAAATCTCAGAGATCACACGGTCCAAGTCGACCCACACAGAATCCCCGTACGCGACCCGTAGGGCCTCACGTAGGGCAGCCTCATCGGCTAGGTTCACATCCGGCGGGGCCTCGCGGCAGTCGTACAGCACATCGGCCGTACGCTTTGCCTTCCCTGACTTGATGTCAAGGAACGCCTCATACTCTTGCTCCCCCACGCTGGCATACCCGGGCGCGTGTGCGTTGGTCGTCATGACCATGCGCGCCATACCACCCGGACGCTTACCGAGGTTTCGGGCCAGCACTCGCACCATGGCGAAACCGCCAGTACCCTTGGTCCACACGTGGATTTCGTCGGCCACGACAAAGGTAGGCCGAGCCCCTTCAAGGGAAGCCGAACTAGCCGTAACCGGTTCGATCTTGCCCGGTCGGCCGTCCGCAAATTGAATGAGCGTCTTTCCGACGTCAAGCCCGTAGTCACGGACCGCCGGAGATTCGACCAGCATTCCCCTGACGGCATCCATCGTGTTGTACGCCTGCTGCACCGTAACGGCAGCCATCTGCACGTGCGGAGCGGTCTCCGACCGACCGGCCGGGTGCAGGTTCCCCATAGGGTCCCTGACGAACCGTCCGTGATCCGGCCGGCACGGGCCGATGAACTCAACGATGGCCAGCGCTGCGAGTAGGGGCGACTTGCCCCAACCCTTAGAGCGCCGGAGGATCGCACGGCGGAACGCGAACTTGCCCTTGCTGTCCAATGCGTAAAACCACAGGACGAATTGGGCTTGCTCACGGGTAAATTGCCACGGCTGCCCGGCATTCTCGCCGTCCGGCTGCCGGATGTACCGAGAGCACCAAGCGAGGATGTGCCATCCAAGGGTGCGCTCCGGCAGTCCAGTTGGCATGTTGCCCGACTGCACTAGCCACCCCCGAACATCGAGCCGTACGCCCCCAAGTCAATGACGTTCGACCCATCGGCCACGCCTCCGGCGGGCCCTTGTGACGGCGCCTCAGCGACCTTGATACGGGCGCGTAGGCGGTCGAGGTGGGTCGCACCTAGGGCTGCCTCGTTCTGTCGGATCTCGCCCATGAGCTTGACGGCCCGTAGGGGGTCCTTTTCCCGGTTGTAGCCGTCCACCAGGGGCAGCAACATCATGAGTCGCTGCCAATCCGTCTGGACAAACAGCGCGGATTGGGGGGCCGAACACCAGGCTTCCCACCACTCGCGCGTTGCCTTAAGCCACCTCTTGGGATTGGGTAGCTCCGGGACCTGCGAGGCCGGGGCCGTAACCTCTGACGCGCCCTCAGCGAACGTGTCGTCATTGGTCCGACGGGCGTTTTCCTTGGGCGGCGGGCCGAACCCTGCCATCCGGTCACCTCCTCAGTGCGGGCCGACGCTCTGTACGGCCGTCTACGGGCCTCTCAGAGGGTCACCGGGGTAATCCCCCGGCCGTCGGCCGTGCGCCCGTCAGAGGGGCCGTGGGGCCCGTCTACGTGCACGCGTTACGTGTGCGCGCGCGTGGGGAATCCGGCCGATCCGGGAAGTTCCCAGGTCAGCCAAATTCCTTCGGAAAAGTTCTTGAAAATCCCAGACCCGTATGCGGGTGGGTTTCTGCTAAGACGCTGCGGTAGGGGGACACCGGGGAGGGGGTCCTCCCCCAGGTCAGGTCACCCTAAGTAACCGAAACCCTCAGCCGGCGAGCACGCTTAGTAACCGGGGTGGCTCTGCGGTGCCCTCAGCCTTGAGTACCTGCCACCCGGTGCCCGGTCCGTGTCCTGCGCTGCCCTGCCCTCACTGCTGCTCTTGCTGCGGTGGTGGTACGAGCACAGCGCCTGAAGATTCGTCAGGGAGTGGTCGTCACCAGGGATGATGTGGTCACAGTCAGACGCATGCGCGCCGCACAGTTCGCCCGTGTCCACACGCACCCACTGACATGACCAACCGTCACGGTCCATGGCAGCACGCCGGATCTTGGCCCATCCCTTGGGCAGGCGCGAGGCCCGGTCACTGGTGGACCAAGCCACTAGCGGTACCACCTGTCGACAGCCCACCAGCCAACGGCCAGCAGGACAGCGAAGAGCAGGAAGATGCCGAGCACATCCCAACCTGACATGTCGTCAGAGTGGGTGTGATGCACTGGCGTGGCGACCACGGGCACGACCACCACGGGGGCAGGGTGCACGATGATCGGGGGTGCAGCAACCTTGGGAGCCGCAGGCTTGGGGGCCGCAGGCTTGGGGGCCGCAGGCTTGGGGGCCGCAGGCTTCACAACCGAGACGCCCGGACGGGCACCAGTACCAGGCACAGACACGCTCCAAATCGAAGTATCCCGAGAGGGATTCGAACCCCCAACTCACGGCACCTGAAGCCGTTGCCTCTACCGTTGGGCCATCGGGACATGGCGCACGCCTACGGCGGCGCAAGGGATCATCCGTGCAGGCAGCAGCCCTGACACACGGTCACGCCGGCCGCCCGTTCATGGGCAGCGCATAGAGCCCGGTCACCGACCACGCGTTCGCCCGCAGAGGGGCAGCGCGTATCCGGGTCTGACGGGGTCTCAAGCCATTCACAGCGGAACCCTGCGCGCTCTTTCACGGCAAGTCGCTGTCTGTGTGCGGCAGCCTGCACCATGCGGGCCGCTCTGTCGCTGCCTCGCACGGGCCTACCTTTCCGCAAGAGAGCGTTAGGTGACTAACGCTCATGGGCTGCACGGGCAGGGCTCGAACCTGCGACACTGGGATTAACAATCCCGTGCTCTGCCAACTGAGCTACCGTGCAATGAAGCCGACAGAGGCTAACCACCGGACTAGGACCGGGCGGCGCATGTCGACACCCCAGCGCCCCGCAACCTAGGCGAGACGTTGGGTAAGGGTGTAACCGGCCTTGGACGCCTCAAGGTGGCATGCACGGTCACGCTGTCTGATCAGCAGGGCTCGAACCTGCGGCCTCTCGCTCCCAAAGCGAGCGCGCTCCCAACTGCGCCATGATCAGATGGTCCGTTGTCCCGGAATCGAACCGGTCTAGCCCCTCAAGGGCGAGGGCTTTACAGGCCCCCTTACGTCCCAGCGTTCAACGGTTGGTCGGTGCGGCAGGGCTCGAACCTGCGACATCCCGGTTAAGAGCCGGGAACTCTACCAACTGAGTTACACACCGATGGGACCGCCGGGGCTCGAACCCGGGACCTCTGGGTTATGAGCCCAGCGCGCTACCAACTGCGCCACAGTCCAGCAGCGCCACGGGGATTCGAACCCCGGTCTCCTGACTGAGAATCAGGCGGCCTAGACCTAACTAGCCGATGGCGCCAAGAGAGCTGCACGGAGGACTCGAACCCCCATTACCTGATTACGAAACAGGCGGCTTGCCAGTTAGCCGAGCGCAGCAGAGAGGGGCCCGGGGGATTCGAACCCCCGTCACTGCCATGGCAAGGCAGTAGCTTTGGCCTCTAGCAGAGGGCCCCATGTGCTACTCGCCATAGCCGGGTTCACGTGGTGCCGACCATGGCGAGAAGTGGTCAACCCCTTGGCTGGGGACGAAACCCACCGGCCAAGGGGAAGTCAAACCGGATTCGGCCCTGGTGAGGGGCCTATCCGGACTCACGTGGTCGGTTTCGTCACCGACTCTGCCCGCCGTTTCAGCTCACCGACCAAGGTTCGCCTACTCGGGCCGGAGTGCAAGCTACACCCCACGCGAGAGCTTAGAAACCCCCGCCCTTGACGGGCCCTCAGACCGTGCCGCACCGGAGAGAGGTAGCGACTTACGCACGGGAGTGCCCCAGAGGGGCGGGGGTGGCAAGGGGGCGGAGGGAACCGCAGTGAGTTGCGCGTTCGCGCTCTCCTCCCTTACATCTGGATTAACCGGGGAGGGTTAACGGTCCGTCAGAGGCCGTGCCGCAGGCCCCATGTAGAAATGTAGGTATGTAGGGGTCTTCCGCATCACTTCCTATAGGGAGAGTTGAAAAGCTCTTAGTATGGATGCTAGACCCCCCTACATATCTACACTTCTACATGGCTTGAGGGTCATTTGGCTACCTTCAGTGATCAATGGTGACTCTGTGCTTGCTTGCCCTCGTGCGCTGTCGCGTCCCCTGGCCACCGGCCCCCGAACATGCGTGTGGCCCGGATCACAGAGACTGACTCTCCGTCACCCGGGCCACCGTTAGTGCCTGCCGCTCACGCTGCCATGGCTAGCGCTTCCTGTCGCTGCTGATTGTCCCGCGCCTCGCTTACGAACGTGACATTCACCCGGATGGCCGGGTCATAGGGGTGCCACCGGTTCGGCTTCACGGTCAGCTTGCCTACGTCGATGCGGTCCACAAAGAGAGTGACGAACTCCCGACGCTCCGACAGGCTTGCCGTTGCCCACCACGAACCCTCTCCGATCGGGTCACGCTCGTTGTCATCGTTCAACCATGCACCGATCGGCAGTACGGGAGACTGCACGTCGTCAAGGGCGGCCAGCGCGGCATCAAGGTGCGCTAGGCGCGCTTCTGCGGCGTCCATGGACTCAAGGACGGCCGCGCGCACGCGAGGGCCCGCATTGGCCGTCACAGCGGCCTTGTACTCCGTCTCAGCTTCCTTGAGGCCCTGCGCAGCAAGCGCGCGTTCCACGACCAACTGTCGGCGCTCCCGAACGTCTCCGGCCGGCTCAACCCTGCGCGCGAATCGGCGGGTTGCTGCAAGCAACATGTCCGCCGTGTCCGGGTCGTCTTCAGCGGCCCCCAGACGGGCAAAGATCAGAGAGGCAACGTACGTGTCTAGAGCTTTCTGATTCATGCTGTTGGTGCCCTTGTGGCCCCCGTCCCGGTCGTTGCACTTGTACGACGCCCCCACGGCCGTACTCGTACCTGACGGGTTCTGACTGGTCATCGACTTGCCACACGTGACGCTGCACCGCAACACCGGTTCGTCACGGGCGTTGCGCAACGCGCTGAGAAGTGAGTCATGCCGGTACAACCCTCGCCCCTTCCCTCGGCCGTCCAACCACGCCTGAAGCTCCCACCACTCTTCCGGCGGGATGTTGGGTTCATAACCGGCCATGACGGGGTTGCCCTCTGCGTCCCGCTCGATGCGGTATTCGTGCCCGTGACGGCCTACGCGCTCCGCCTTGTATCCGGCCTGTCGGGGGTCACGCAGGCACCGATTCACCGTGCTGACAGACCACTTGGCGTGTGCGTGCACTCCGCCCTTGAGGGCACCACGGCTAGGGATGCCGTCCTTGTTGAGCATGAACATGATCCCTGCGAGGGATGCCGGGTCGCGCTGCCCCCTTGGCACCTCAGCGCCCCTACCGGCCTTGATGGTTGCCCACATGAGGCGCACTACGTCCCGTTCGGAGAGGCTGTGCCCGCCCGGGGCCGGTTCGTCCTGTGGCACAAGCGTCTGAATGACCACCTTGCCCACAAGGGCACGCTCCACTCTGAAGCCGTACGGCGGGTGCCCGCCAACCCATCCCCCGGCGGCGCGCTGCTGCTCGAAGGTGCCGCGCACGGCAATGGACTTGTTCCGGGATTCGTTGTGACTGGCCTCAAAACGGAGAATGATGTTCATCAAGTCCATGACGTTGTCAGACTTGAATTCACCTTCGTTCACACTGATGATGCGCACGCCGAGTGAGAACAATTCCAGCATTTGGCGAAGAACAAGGTTGGTGTCCTGCCGGGAGAAACGCGACGCGTAGTGCACCACGATCATGTTGACGCGCCCGGCCCGGCAGTCATTCATGAGCCGGCCGAATCCCTTTCGCTCAGCCGTAGGGGAATACCCCGATACGCCGATATCCTCATAGGCGCCACGGCCTACAAGGACAGTGTCCGGCTGCCGCTCGATGAAGTCGCAGCACTTGGCGCGCTGGTCCTCCGGCGAAGCCTCGCTCTTGTTCGCCTTAGCGCGCGACTGACGGATGTACGGCGCTGCGTACCACATGGTGCCTGACACGGTGCCACCCCAAAGACTCATGGGGAGCACTGTACATCTCCCCTACAGACGACTACCCAACGATTGTACCCGTTTAGGCAGATGTATGGGCAAGGCCCCTGACCTGCGGAAATGCGGATTCCCCCATCCGGCGCAGTACGTCCCGAGGAATGGTCCAGACCTCAAGTACCGTTGAGGAATGTGCGCCAGCAAGGAAGAGCCCATCCGCATCTCGGGGTGTCTCACGCGCGCAGACGCATGGGGGCAGGCTCTTGAGTTGGGGCCGATGCTCCGCCGTATGGGCCGCCCCGACACGGTGGGCGCCGCACGTTGGGGGCAGGGGTGGGCTGTGTTCTTCTACCCACAGACAGAAGCCCCCGCCCGAGCGTCGGGGGATCGCTCAGACGGGGGCCGTTCACGGGGGTTCTAGCCGGCCGACTCTGCGGGCTCAGCCTCGCTCTGCGCCGGGGCATCCTCCGGGCCCTCTGCGGGCCCCTCAGAGGCCGTGCAGCGGGTGTGTGCGGGCAGGTAGGCCGAACGGGGCGGGTGCCCGTCCCCGTGACTGTCGTACATCCCGGACTGAGGGCGGTTGGGGTCGAACGGCATGCGGTACACCCTCCGGCGCCGGTGGCGCACTTCTGAGTTGAGGATCATGGTTCGCCGACGCAGGGCGTCCACGTGCGGCACGCTGGCAGGCTCCAGCTCCGGCCCGGCAGGGTCACTCACTCGACACCCCCACGCGCGGGTTGGGGCACTTCCGTGCATGCCTGTCGCGTCGGTCTTGGATGGTCTGCCGGAACACGTCCGGGTCCGGGTCGTGATGCGCGCGCGATGCCAGCGCATCAAGCCTGCTGCACTCCCCGCATTCGGTGCTGGTCACGCCGGGCGCATTCCCTTCCATGACCGTGGCCTCAGCGTCCGGATTCAGGAACCGGCACTTGGCTGCATGCGCCGTGCGCAACTGCTCGATGTCCGCCAGGGCCGCCATGTCGCGCAGCTCTTCGGGTACCTCAGAGAACAGGGTGTTCATGCGCTCGAACGACCGGCAGACGGCGCACTTGGCCGGGGCTTCAGGCAGCGTCGACATGCGCGGCCCCCGGTACGTGAACGTGGGAGCACAACGGGCACACGTAGCGGTACCCCTTGGCCCGTCGTTCGGCCTCGCCCTTGAGGTAGTCGGCGCGCATCTCTGCCATTTCGGCGGGGGTGGCACGCCTGCTGGGGGGCCGTCGCACAACAGGAACGGCGGCCGGTTCGGTGGGTTCGTCTGTACTCGGAGAGCCCACTTGACCAGCCGCCGAAGCGTCCGCGTCAAGTGGCCTTCTCCGCTGTGCTAGTGGCTCTAGCATGCGGTCCCCTTGGGGTCTTTTGAGTTGGTCTCGCCCGACCATGCGTGATGATCACTCACAGCAACAGCGAGAAAGCCAAGCGTAGACCCCTTTTCGGACACGGTCTAGCAGCAACGGAGTTGAGGGAGCGTCATCAGATGATCGGCATATGCGCCCCCGAACGGCCGTTCACGTCGTGCGCGACGGACCTACGGACCCCATGGTGGGTGGGTGGCCAAAACCCGTACTGCATACATATTCTGCGCTGCGCATAGTCATACACAGAGGGCAAAAGTCAAGGCCCCCGCCACGGTCCGGCGGAGGCCCCTTAGTCAGCGCTCAGTTTCGTTCCCCTCCTCATCCCCCAGCAGGAACGGGAACGGGTCTAGTTCCTTGCCTACAGCCTGCTCTGCGGCTCTCCACTCAACGACGCGATGCCCTCCCACCCGGCGCACCATGTCCTCGATCATCCATTGATTAAGTACCTCGTTACCCTCGCCATGCTGCAAATTCCATTCGTCGCAGAGTTCCCGCAGGTCCCAGCCCGCGATGATCGCACGCGCGCCGCTGAAAGGCGCCCGCTTAGGGCCACCCTTCCCCGGACGCTTCTTGGATGCCATACGGGTAGCTTAGGGGCCGTCAGATGATCAAGCAAGCCGAACGTCCAAATACCCCCCAATCGGCGGGGGTCCCGCCATGATCACCTGACTGTTACTCAGTTGACGAACAGGCATGGTACAGAGCGTTAGTTGCCTAACGCTCCGGGAACGACGAAAAGGCCCCCACTCCGGGAAGGGGCAGGGGCCGTCAAGGGGTCCTAGGCAGGCAGGGAGAGAAGTTCCCGCAGGTAGTCCATACCGGTACGTACGGGGGCCGCTACGGGGGCTTCAGCGGCCGGCACGGGGGCATCCGTGACGTACTCATGAGTGACACCCTCAAGCGAGGCGGCGAACACGTCAGGGTCAACGGTCGTGAAGCGAACCGGCGCATCACCCTTGCGGCAGTCGACGTACTTCCCGCCGTTGTCCGGGAAGTTCTTGGCAGCCTTGAGGGCAGCGTCCCGAACCTTGGCAGCGTGGGCCATGTGCTGGCGAACAGCGTTGTCCCCCGCAACCTCCGGAGTGCCGTACTCAAAACCGAGCTTGACGTGTCGGGCCGCAGCAGCCTTGCGCACGCCCTTAGAGGACTTCTCGTCGTCCGCGTACCGGGCCTCAGCCTTGCCCGCCCGCCACGCTATGAGCGCTGCCTTGACGGCCTTGGTGTGCCGGGCCTCAAGCGACTTCAGGTCACGCGCGCTGTGAGCCTCAGTGAAGACAATGACGGCGCGACCCTCAAGGGTGAGCTCGGTCTGTCGGTAGTCGTACATTGCGCGTTCCTCTCGCTCGCTCGGTGCGGTCTCATCCTGACATACTCCAGCGTTAGGCAACTAACGCTCCGGCGTGGCGTAGGCCACAAAAAGAACCCCCGACCGGCCTTGACCGATCGGGGGTAGTTCTGAGTTCGCAGGTCAGCCGTAGTACGTAGCGCCGAGTGTCGCCACCTGCAACACCTGATCTGCGGTGTCTCCGTCAAAGTCGACGGCATCCCGGTTGAACAGGAAGTTGCGGCACTCCCTCACGCACTCCGCGCTTGGCTGTCCCCAACTGGGCACGTCAAGCTTGCGGCCCGAAATGGCCCGGATCGCTCCCATGATCAGCTTGTGATCCACCAGGACCTTACGGGTTTTGGCGGGACCCTCCGGGTCGTCAACCTCGACCTCAAGGACCCACCCGTCAGGGGCGGGGGTGTCATAGAACGCCCAACCCCCAACCGTGCTCCGCGCACTTACCCACCAGGAATGGGCGATGCACCCCGACCCAAGGATGTGATCGAACGTGTCCTGTTCGGTCGGGGCACTCAGCTTGGCCACTGTCTCTCTCCTGTCGTTCGGTCTTGCGTGGGGACCAACGTACACACGTCCGGCCCGGTGCACAACAACCGGAGCGTTAGTTGCCTAACGCTCTCACCCGAAAGAGGCCCCCGCCCGGATCTCTCCGAACGGGGGCCGATGGGTCACGCGCGCCACACCTCAAACGTGGTGTCAGCGAAGAACGGATGCGCGTTGGGGGTGCTGTCCAGTGCCACAGCTACGGCCGGTCTGTCGTACCAGTCCCCCGGGGTCACCTCAAGTACCTTGGGCCGGGCCATGGTTGCCAGCACATCGCCGGGCCGCAGGTCGGTTGCCTTGACCCTCTGACGGAACGTCACAGCACCTCACCCCGGAGCTTACGACCCCGGTCGACCAGGATTTCCCGGGCCTCAGCGATGAGCAAGTGCCCAAGCCTGTACGCCTCTTCCGGCTCGAACGCCAGGGCCGTTCGCGTCACCGTTCCCGGTACGTTGTGGTGTCCCTCAAGGATCACAACCTCACCGTGCGTCCGGTGGACCGCCTGCACGGCCCGGCCGGCACTCTGTACAACGCCCCGGAACTGCACCATCTGAGCCTCAGTCAACGTCTCTCTCCGCACTGTCGATTTCATCGGCTGCCGCAATCAACAGCCGGGCCAACTCCCTTGCAGCGTCCGACTGAAAGAGCACGGCGTCATCACGACCCGCCGTGTTCTCCCATGCTAGGGACACCTCCTCATCCCACATGTTGAATACGTGGAACGTTCGACCATCATGACCGTGCACTAGAGCCATGCGCGCCCCTCTCCCGCGAGGAATCGCGCCAACTCAACTCGACTCTCTCCGGACGCCGTTGCGCCGAGAAGTTCCGTCGCCCGGAGGAACGCACGCTCCCGACCCTCGGTACCGGGCTGAGGCAACATGGCCTCAGCGAACGTGACCGGGCGCCCCTGTCGACGCTCCGCCTTGCTGGCCTGTTCGTCCGCCTCGACCTGTTCGGGGGTGCGGTAGTCCTGCGGGGGCACCGGCATGCCCTGAGTCATGTACGTGGGCACCACGGGCGGGTTGAGCATCCGGCGCCGATTGGCGCTCAGCGAGGCCACGGCACGCGCGAACGGCCCCATGTCCTCGGGGCGGACGTAGAACGCGACCGTCACATCATCGGTGCCGTCCTTGACGGCTATCCGCAAGTCTCCGTCAGACTCAAGCTCAAGGGTGAGAACGTCGTTGGAACTGTGCTGGCAGACGAAGTCATAGCGCATGTGACGGCCTCTCAGGTGCGCGGGTAGCCGTAGGCACGGACGGCGGATGCCGTGGTGCGTCGGATGAGTTCTTCCCGGTCGGCACGGGCACGCGCGCCCTCTCGGATGTTCTCGGTCCCCGACCACTCGATGAGCCACTTTCCCAGGTCCCGGGCCTGTTCGGTCGTGAGGATGGTGTTCGGGTCGGTCGCAAGGCGGAGCATGCCCTTTGCCCCGTCGTCATCCGAAACGGCAGTCACGCGCCCGGACTTGGTGCTCATGCTGCTAACGGTCTTGGTGGTCATCGGCATTGTGCGTCTCTCTCCTGAAGTCTGTTGGGTACTGCGAGGGCTAGGGAGAGCGTTAGTTGCCTAACGCTCCTCCGGTCACCAGTCGTCCCCCTCCGGGTCGTCTTCCGGGTCGTCCCACTCGGCCGGCCCGTACTCAAGGTCGAGCACGCTCGCACCTGCCAGGGCCGCATCCTCGGCCGTCGCGTACTGCCTCACATCTGCCCCTCAACCTCGTTGACCATGGCACGCATGGCCGCGTAACCGATTCGGACGGTTGCCACGCTCTCGCCGTCGCGGGTGAGGTGGCAGTCAAACTCAGCCTCAACCCGGGTCACGGTCACAACGTCGCCGTTGGTCAGGGTGTAGCGCATGGTGAACTCTCCTTTGGGGCGTAGGGGTTGAGGGTCAGACGGACAGCACGGCAGCAGCGTTGAGCGCGTCGTCAAAGTCGCCAAACACCTTTCGGAGCTTGGCGAGAGCCTGCGACTTCAGAACGGGCACGCTCTTGACGTTGCACCCGACAGCTTCCGCAATGGCTTCCTTGTCCGGGGTAACGTCGGCACCGCGCATGCCAATCTTGGTGATGCGGACCAGCCACGCGGCGCCCTCGGTGCCGAACGTGTGGTTAATGACGAGACGCTGAGTCGGCGAAAGCTTGGGCAGCAGCAGGACATTGACCAGCGCTGCGCGCGCCCGGCTGTCCTGCGCCACGTCGTCCCGCTGAAGCGTGAGCGACTTGTCAGCCTTGCCCTGTCGCTCCGCCCAACGATCCTGGGGGCTCTTGGTTCGGTCGCCACGGAACTTGAAGTTGCGCTGTGCGCTCTCCGCGTCGTCTTCCGTCATGGTGTCGAACGATGCCGCCGGAGCGAACGAGTAGCGAGCCGCCCGCGCTTCCTCGCGGGAGAACCGGCGCTTCGGGTCGATGCGCTGGACAAGGGCCTCTGCCGCATCGTGGTCCCCGTCGCACTCCCGCAGCGCCATGGCGTACACGTCAGCCTGTCGGGGGTCGATGCCCGGGGCAGCGTGCCGGTACGCCTCATCCGACACGGCGCCCTTGATGCGGGCAATGGCGTACGTCGTGAACTTGACGCCGTTCTGCGGGCGGTAGTCGCGCAGTGCCTCAAGGATGGCGATACGCGCTTCCTGCTGCATGTCCTCCTTGTACGCCGCGCCGTTGCTGCTGCGCTCCGCCCGCTTGTGCGAGTAGGCCACGACCGCACCCTCAAGGGCACTGAGAACCGCCTCAACGGCCCCGGGGTGCCCGTGCTGGGCAGCCTCTACGGTCTCGGCAAAGTCGTCCGACTCAAGGGCCGTGGTGGTGGTCTCAACGGTGGCGGACATGGTTGTGTCTCCTCTGTGTTTGTCTTGCTCGTGGGGGTTGACCGGGGAGGGTTAATGCCGTCCCGCGCGGTCTCTGAGGGGGCCGTTTCCGTCCCTCGCTGGCGTTGACCGGGGAGGGTTAACGGGGGGCCGCTGGCCTCACTTGACGTGCACGCGTCATGGGTTGAGGGCTGGAGGTGCCGTGACCGGAGAGGCAGTTACGGCTAGTGAGAGCCGGCCTTCCGGAGAGTGATCAACCGCAGGTCAGGGAGTGCGCCCGGATTCGGGCATGAGAAAGCCCCGGCCGGTAGCTCAGGCAGCTACCGAACGGGGCCTAGAAACGCCTAGAAACGGCAAAAGGCCCCTGCCTACCGGGATGGGTAGACAGGGGCCTTGTAGGGGGCCTCAGAGGCCCGTCACGCCGCCACTCTCCACCCATGGAGGGCAGAGGCCCCAACGAGCGCCGCACGGCGCGCAATGAGGTTGTAGGAACGGCGGAGGGTGTAGAACGCAGCCATGGCAACAGCCATGAGCTTGCGCGGGTAGCAGCGCAGAGCCGCCACCTGTTCCAGGACAGCCGGAACACCAGTCAGCGCGGAACGTCGGTGCGCCTCTGCGTGCCGCTGCACGGCCTCTGTCCTGGCCACGGCAACGAGAGCGCGCGTGAACGCCAGACGGCAGCCGGGTGCGAACCGACCCCATCCGTAACGCACATAAACGGAGAGCGCCGCGTAGACCTCATCCTGTCCAAGCTCAGTCCGTCCCGCGTCATCCTGAGCGGTCCGCAGAACCCGGGCCGCAGTATCGGCAAACGACCGCACAACGGTCCCCATCCGATACCCGCACGTGGCCCGATGAGCCATGAAGCCCCAGCGCCTCACCTCTGTTACACCTCCTCTCTAAACGCAAAGTGCAGGTCAACGGTTCGTTTACCTGTTGTTCACCATATGTGGCGCGTCTGACACTCGCAACGCTGTTACCGCCGGTTACGCGCGGATTAAACGAAACGGTATGGTCACGATCTTTGACGGGTCGTCACATGATCTTGAGGCGGAGCGTTAGGCACCTAACGCTACCGTCGGGTAGCCCGTTCGGGTACCCCTCTAGCGCCCTCACTAGAACATCCGTGCACGTTGGAAGTCAACCCCCATGCTGCACGTCAGCCACTCGAACGGGTCCCGATCGGACTTCCCCAGGTTGCACGGCGCACACAGCGGCAACAGGTTGTAGACGCTGTGCTCACCCCCCTTAGCGAGGGGCTGCACATGATCCGCATGCTCGTACGGGGCACCGCACGCAACGCACGCGTACGCGCCGATTTCCTCCCAGTAGGCCGCAAGCTTGGCGGGGGTAACCGTGGGAGGGATCACGTTCCGGACCCGTGAACGGCGCCGGTCGACTCCCCCAGCGTGCCTCACCGGTCGTACTGCGACGCTCTTGCGCGCCCGATCCCGTCCCACGGCACCACCTTGTCTAGTACGCCGGACAGTTGGGATACAGGCTCCCCCACGGCCGGCCGCCTATCTCTGCCTCAGCTGCGATGTGGACCCCAAACAGGTCCATGGTCATGCATTCCTCAATCGCCCGCGCAAGCTCCGTAGCCTCGCCAGCCGGGACCGACGCGACCACCTCATCGTGAATCGGCAGGCGGAGATACTGAGTTAGACCCTGTTCGTGCATGTCGATGAGGGCTTGCCCCAGCACGTCACGCGCTGCGCTCTGCACTTGGTAGTTGGTGACAGCGTACGTGCGATCACGGTCGAGCGGCTGTCGACGGCCCGTCACGGTCTCAATGACCATGCCGTTTGCCATGGCCTCGCGCTGCCAACGGGCAGACGCACGCTTGATTTCCGGGTAGACCCGGTCATAGGCCCTTAGAGCAACTTGGACTTGCTCAATGGGTGCGCCAGTCTGCCGGGCAATCGTGGCAGCACCACCGCCGTACACCTTGCCGAACCCAATTCCCTTGGCCAGCTTGCGATGCGCCTTGGTGAAGTCGGGGCCGAACACAAGCTCTGCCGTGAAGTCGTGCAGATCCCGACCCTCATGGATAGCAAGCTTCATGCGCTTGACGTCTGCCAGCGCCGCCAAGACTCGCATCTCAACGGCGGCAAAGTCGCACGACACCGTGACGTGACCCTCATCCGCCAACAGCGCACGGCGAATCATGGCGTCCGACGACGGAAGCGTTTGCAGCGCAGGGCGGTTGATAGACATACGGCCCGTGCGCGCCTGCAAGGGGTTCACGTTCGGGTGTACGCGCCCGTTGGCGTCCATGGTCTCAAGGAACGTACTCACGTACGCAGAGCGCCACTTACCGGCACGCTTAGACCTAACCACGGCGTCAGCGAGCGGGTTGGGCCGCCGAACGTCTAGCCGCTCCCACTGAAGCGACATGTCCGCGAGGCCGAGCAAGACAGCCTTATCGACCTTGAGGGCACCCCCGGCCGTACGCTCGGTCAGTTCCTCGCCCATGGCCAGCAGCGAATCCGCAACCTGCGCCGTGCTGTTGATGTTGGCGACGCCGTACCGGCCGGCCACCGCCGAGAAGTGCTCAGCCTCCCTCTCCAACTCAGCATCAAGGATGCGAACGTAGTCCTCATCAAGCACCATGCCAGCGCGCTGCATGATCGCGCAGATCAGTGCAAGTTGATGCTCATACGGGACAAGGGCCGGACGGACCCTCAGCTCAGTGAAGACGCGACGCAACACCTTGAGAAGACGCGACGTGAGCAACACGTCAAGTCCCGCGTAAAGCTCATAGGTTGGGTTGTCCAGCGGGATGCCCGCCCACCCGGTCGCCTTAGTGAGCTTGAGGGAACGGAAGACAGCCGTAAGGCCCTCTTGCGTGTCGGGGGCAGTCGGGTCAACCCAGTGCGCCGAAAGGGGCTTGAGGCCGGTCCCTATGCCGCCATCCTGGGGTTGCCTCGGGTCGATGAGCGCCGCAATGATCTTGCTGTCCGTGATGCGCGGGAAGGTCTCTTCCAGCGGCAGCCCCATGTGCCGGTCGAGTACCAGCAAGTCATACGCTGCATTGTGAACGACCATGCGCGGGAGGCGCATTAGCCACTTGAGGGCCGCTTGCCAGAAGATGCGCCCAGCCTCAACGGGGATGACGTACGCCACCGTGTCGTTGCCGAACTGCACCAGCCTGAGCCGGTGGCCGGGGCTGAAGATATCGAGACCGGTCGTCTCGGTGTCGACAGCCACCGGCTCACCAGAGTTGGCCATGTCGCGCGCCCACGCGTCGAACTCGGCTAGGTCGTCAGCGTTGGTACAGACACGTACCTCTACGGCCTCACCGGCTATGCGGTAGTCGTGAACGCGCACTTGCTCTCTCCCATCGGAGCGTTAGGCAACTAACGCTCTCTACTCGCCTCCGAAAATGCCGGGCCCGGTGCCCAGGTTGGCTGAGGCCAACTTGACCCCCACTAGGGCCATGCCTGCACCAAGTCGCTTTCGGGGAACGCCCCGCTCCTCCATGGCGCTGTAAAACGCGCGGCGGGTCCACCGCTCACGCATGGGCAGGTTCTCTGCCTCGCACCACTCAAGGTACGAATTGAAGGCGTCCGACCCGATCACGTAATCCGTGTCGACACCCCGGGCCAGCGTGCCCGGAAAGAAGCCGTAGAGAGCGTCAGACGTCACCTTGTAGTCAGCCGTGCTGTCCTCAACGACCGCCGGGTCCTGAAGCCCCGTCGCATACCACTCAACGGCGCCACGGACCGCCCATGCCACGATCCCCTCAGCCTCAGCCATCAAGTCCCGAGTGAGGTTGTAGTTCCGCTCTTCCGGGCGGAAGAACCGCGTAAACGGCAGCATCTTGACGCGCCGCCAGAGGCCGTCATCCTGCCCGCGAAAGCTCGGCTTGTGGTTGGTCGCAAGCATGATGAGAAACGTCGGCTTGAACGTAAAGAACTCCTGCCGCAAGAACCGCGCGGCAATCTTGTCCTTACCGGTTACGCGCTTGATGATGGCCTCAGACATCGGCTTGCCTGACTCGCCCTCAGATGCCATGACCAGACGGGCACCGCGCAGGGCTGCAATGTCGTTGGGGATGCCGCCACTTGACCGTTCCTCAAACGTGCTGAATGGGGTTGTCTTCGAGATGCCCCCGAAAATGTCCGTCAGTACGTCCGTGAGGACTGACTTGCCGTTCGCGCCCTTGCCGTACAGAACAGCGAAGCACTGTTCATCGGTCGACCCCGTGATGCCGTACCCGACCAACCGGCGCATGTACGCGGGCATGTCCGGGTACTGCGGGAAGATCTCATCGAGAAAGCTCTCCCACCGGGGGCACGCGGCACTTGGGTTGAAATTCAGCGGGAGGCAGACCGTCAGAAGATCTGTCTTCCGGTGCTCCCTCAGCTCACCCGTTCGCAGGTCGACCGTGCCGTTACGGAAGCTCAGCAGCTCCGGGCGCGCGTCGAAATCGTCGGCCCCCACGTAAACGGCCGGCACGGACCGAAGCTCACGCATCAAGTCTTCAATGCGGCGCGACATCGTAAAGCCCTTGGCTGCCTTGCCGATTGGGCATTCCTTGTCGGGCTCTAGGCCGTCAAGCTTGCGTTGCTCCCTCCGCTTTGCGGCAGCCACCGTGAGGGCAGCGCCCATACTGTGAATGACCTGACGGACCTTTACCTCTGAGCGCTCCCACACTCGCCCGGTCCACACGAAGAACCCCAAGCCCTCAGCGAACCGGATACGCCCGTCGGCCCATGCGACCAGCGCGTGAGCGTTGAGCACGTCTGACGCGCCGTAACGTTCCATGGTCCTTTCAAGGACCTTGAGAGCGGCATCCGCTTCTTTCTCGGACGGCATGGCCGTGCCGAGGTGGGCGTCAAGCTCCGCGTGCCCCTCCCCCGTTGATACCGGCATGGCAGCGTCGAGAGAGGCAGCGAGATCCGCCGTGAAGCGATCCCCGGCAGCCTCGCGCCAATCGGTCAAGTCCATGCCCGTAGCAGGCGTATTGAGGTGGAGAACGTCGAGCCCGAACGGGGCCAGTGCCGCAGCAACAGCCGCAGCGAACTTGTATCCAGCGTCGTCCCGGTCGGCCGAGACGAACACGCGCGCACCCTTGAGGCCCTGCGCCAACTCCTCAGCGAGGCCGGGCGAGTTGACCAGCGATGCACCCCGGATGACCACGGCCGTATGACCCGCAGCACGGGCCGTGAGGCCGTCGCCCGGTCCCTCCGTGATGATGGCCGTAGCGGCACCCGCAGCGAGGAACACCCCGTAGGGCAGCCACCGCATCCCGTCCGGGTTCGCCAGCGACAGCCAACGCTTAGGGCAGCGCCCCGAGATGTCGCGCCCTTGAAGCCCCTTCGGGTTCCCGCTGAAGTCGCGCAGGGGGACAGTCAGTCGGGGGAACCGCACGTAGTCAGTCGAGAGGTACGGGAACGGCGGTATGTCGTACCCATTGTCGTCAAGGCCAAGCTCCAGCTCACGCGCCAGCGCCGCCGAGACGCCGAACCGGTCGGCAGCGTACGCGCGGGCCCGGTCGGTCCACTCGCTACCGCCGTCGCCCAACAGGGCTGACGTTGCGTCAACGTAGTTGGCGAGGCCGGCCAGAGGGGCGCCCGTCACCATGTCCGGCCGCTCAGCCGGGGCAGACGCCACGATCTGACCGGGCGTCACGTTGAACAGGTCCGACCACTGAAGATTGACGGCAGCGACCACCGCCGCAACGGTGCAACCCGCGCGGCAGTGGACGCCAACCTTGCCATTCTCATGGTGGACCAGCAACAGGGACGGGCGAGAGTCGTTGTGGGCAGGGCATCGGACGACCACGCCGTCCGGCACAGTCTCAAACTCCGTGCCGAACTTGCCTACCAAGGTGTCCATGTCCATTGCAGCTCTCCCCTATTGAGATGTGGCGCCCGCCCTCACGGCTTGTAGCACCTTGGCGAAAGTGGCCAAGTCCATGACCACGTATCCCGAACTGACGCCCTTTCGGGGCGCCTTGACGACAGCGACGCCGTACGGAAGTCCCGCGTTACGCGCCTCTGCGTTGGCCTGCCGGATGTACCCGGGCAGGTCGAACGACCGCTCAGCCTTGAACTCCAGACAGAACGGGATAGCGTGCGCGTCGCCGATGTCCGCCTTGCCCTCTTGCACCTGCCTGCGGACGTTCTCCGGGTCGGTCGGGTCGACCCAACGGAGCGTCCGCCCAAGCTCTTTCCAGCCGGGCCGGTACTTGCCCGTCACCTCGTTGAGGTAGTCACACCCGGCCGTTTCCCACTCAGTCCCCTTGCGCTTGTTCTCATTTGCCATGGGGCCTCAGCGCATCCCAGAGAGCGCCCAGGATCTCCGCCGTAACCACGATCACGAGCCAGAGAACAACCATGGCCACGACCGCCAGCACGAACAGCGCCAGCAGGTTTGCCAGCAGCACCACGGCGTCAACCACGGTTCCCCCTACGCGACTTGTAACGGTCCACCAGGGCCAGCACGCCGGCCGAGATGAACAGCAGGATCATGAAAGCCTCAACGGCCAACAGGATGCGGAACACGACACCGAACGTCTCACGGTCCATCAGGCCGGTACCCCTCCACGCTCAGGGTTGCGCCCCGCCCGACGGCCGACACGGCGGCATCGAGTAGGCGAGTCCAGTCCGGACGATTGCGCGCTTCGCGCCGGATAATGATCACGTCGCCCTCTCGCGCCGCACGGATGTCCCCGGGGGCCGGGGCCTGAGTGGGTGTCACGATGTACATCACGGGGCAACCTTGGGGGCCGGGGCCGTCACGGCGACGTGCTCGGTCGTGATGGTGATCTCGCGCATGGTCGCGCGCTTTACGAAACCGCTCTCGTTGCCGGTGGGCTGCACCTTGAGGAACGGAATCACTCGACCCTTGTAGCGCTCGGTGTAGACATCCGTCACAGTGGCCTCAGCGAGACGCACACGGTTGTTGTGTCGCGCGGCGTACACGATGAGGGCCCCCTTGGTGATCGGGACGCCAGCGATGTCGGTTGCGGGGCTCTTGGCCATGTCTGTTCTCTCTCCTCTGAGTTGGGGCACACAAAGGGGCCCGGCCGTGGTGACCGGGCCCCGTGGGAGCGTTAGTTGCCTAACGCTCTCCGGCTAGAACGGGGGCTCTTCGGTGTACTTGTCCTCGTCGTACGTGGTGTGCGGCGCGTCGGCGATGGCATCCGCGTACGCCTTGATGACCCGCACGACCGGCTTGCGGTAGCTCACGGGCTTGCCGTCCTTGGTCACGAACTCGACCAGCTCAAGCGAGAGCTTGCAGAGCGCCGGGCCGCCGACACGGTCGAGAGCATCCTCAACCTCGTGCAGCACCTTGACCAGTTCCCAGGAAGACGACACGAACCGGAACTTGCCAAGCTCCGTGTCCTCCGCCAGACGGAACGTCACCTCAACCGAGGGGGCCGGGCCACGCCCGGACTTGGCGGCTGCCTTGCGGTCGACCAGCAGGGGCGGGCAGCCGCAAGGCTTGCCCTTGTCCTCTTCCGGCGACAGGAAGTCCACGCCGTCACACTCGTGAATGGGGCCCTGACGACCCCACAGGATCATGCGCGACCGGATCGCCTTGGAGCCGTCGATCACGATCTCGACGCTGTCCCGGTCGGTGAGAACCTGCATGGCGTCTTCGCCCGTGGTGTCCCACTCCTCCGGGCGTCCGCCCATGAGTTCGGCGATTGCCTCCGCCGTGTCCGGGTCGCCGGTCGTGACGCGCCACTCGGGCAGCGACACCGGGCGGTTGTTCTGAGTCATGCCGGAGCGGAACCGGCCCACGTAGTCGTTGGCGAACCGGGCCTTGGGCTTGGAACCGGGGTCGGTCTCGTAGATACGACGCAGAGACAAGGGTTGAACTCCTCTGTAGGGCTTCTGTGGTGGGGGTTGGAGCCAAGGGAGAGGGGCCGGTTGCTGCGCTTTCGCGTCTGCCGGTGCGTCCCTCTCCCTCGCTCACTTGAGTTGACCGGGGAGGGTTAACGCCGCTTCTCGTGCGACGCCCACACGGTCTCTGCGCGCTCTACGTGACCCGTGACGGTTGCGCCGTCGCTTCGCCAGCGCTCGTAATTCCGGGCGTTGGTGATCGCTGCCGCAGCAGCACCAGAGGCGGCATACGGGCCGTACGTGACGGACGACTCCCGGCCGTCCGGCCACGTCAGCACCACGACAGCGCGAAATACCTCAGTGGCCATGTTTTGATTCCACGTGCGCGCCATTACTTGGCCCGTCGCTGAGTGCCGGACTCGACGGCGCCGCCCGACTCAACCGGCCGGCCAACGACGGACTTTGAGCGCTCTCGCTCCCAGTCGAATACCTGCCGGAGCGCCAGGAAGACGCTAAACACGTCCTCGCTCACCTCAACGGGCTTGAGAGCCCATTGGTCGGCCGTCACGTGCAGTACGGCGCCAGCGTCTACGTGCGGCATCTCGAACTCGACCCCGTCCGGGTCAAGGATCTTGTCCGCGTAGGAGTAGGCGGAGAGCTGAAGCGCCACATCCGGGTAAGTCGCCTTGCTGGTCTTGTAGTCCAGCATCACGACTTCACCCTCAATGCGGCACAGCGCATCGAAGCTACCGGCGTACTTGTGGGTGTCGCTCCACGCCACGTCTTCCATGCGGATGAACTCCGGCTGCACCTTCGCCAGGAACTCAGCGAAGTGCACCCGGTACGGCTCGATGTCCGGGTGTGCGCGTCGCACGTCCTCACCCCGGGCCATGCGCTCGAACACGTCGTGCGCGTCGCTGCCGATGTTCGCGCGAAGCTTGGTGTAGCGGGTGGCCGCACCCTTCACAAAGTCGATTGCCCCGGCACGGTCGTTCATGGCCAGCGTGACGAGAGCACCGACGTTGTCAACGGCGCACTTGGCGGCCTCGTTGGCACGCCAGTACCCAAGGAACTCCTTGGGAAGCATGCTGATGATGGACGTGACGCCCGGGTACTTGTCCCGGGTCTCCGGGTTCACGTAGAACCGGCTGCCCCCGCGCATGATGGTGTTGACGCCTGCCATGTGGTCTCTCCTCTGTGCGTCTGTCGCTTGCACAGTGGTTGACCGGGGAGGCTTAACGGCCCGTGGCGGGGGCTCTGAGGCCCTGCGGGGGTGTAGAAGTGCAGTTGTGTACCGGGCCCGTCGTAAGGGCCGTAGAGAGGGCCTAGAGGGCTTTAGATGGAATGAGGGGGTACCTACATTCCTACACTTCTACATTCCAGCCCTTCCCGCTGTCTGCTCACGCGCTCCGCGCGGAGCCTCTGACCTGCGGTTCGTCACGCAGATGCTAGGCCGGCGGGCACGGAGCGTGACAACGCCTACAAGGGCCCTTGAGGGCACGCAAAAGCCCCCGCCCGACCACGGGGGCCGAACGGGGGCTGAGAGGGGCGGAGAGGGCCGCTAGGGGGTCTTACTCGTCAGCGTCGGCAGCATCCTCGATTGCCTTACGGGACGCTGCGATCCACGCTTCCACGCTGTCCAGCTGTTCCATGAACTTGACCACGTTCTCACCCTCAAGGGTGGCCACGTAGTCCAACAGCCCGGGGAGGGCCGGGACCACCCGGTCAAGGAAGGCAACAGGCTTCACGGCCGGGGCCGCCTCAGCCGTCACGGTCTCCAGCTCCGTACCGTCTGCGGCCGGGGCCGGAGCGGGGGCGGGGGCAAGTTCCTTGGCTGCCTTCTTCTCGTTCTTGAGGCGGCGGCGCCGCTCGCTCTGAAGCTCGTTCTCCACGCCGTAGAGCTTGAACACGTCCGCAGAGGACTTGCACCCGTCGTACTTCTCCAGCTCTGCCGGGTTGTTGTCCAGCGCACGCAGGTACTCAACCCGGACATCCATCATCATGACGCGCAGAGCGCCAGAGAAGTTCTTGGTCAGCTGCGACTCAGGGTCAAGGACACCATCCTCATCGGGCTTCTTGACTTCCTGAAAACCGGCGTCCTTGAGGACCTTGTCCGTCGCCTTGCGGGACGCGCCAGACTTGCCCAAGATGTCGGGCTTGCCCTCGTACACCAGGCGAGTTCGCAGCTTGAGAGTCTGGATAGCAACCTCACGGGTTGCAGCGGCACTGAGGTTGGAGCCGTCACGGTAGGCGGACGCTGCCTTAGTCGCCAGCGAGAGAAGGCCGATCACCTCAGCGTCGCTCTCGTTGAGCTTGCGGTCCGTTTGCGGCTTGGCCGGAACCTCAACCTCGGTGCTCGACTCGGCCGGCGGGGTCGCCGCCGCAGCAGCAGCCGCACGGGCCGCAGCGTCCCGGAGGACACGTTCCGTGGTCTCGCCGTTGGTCGGGAAACCCTCTTCCGGGGTCTCCGGGCCCTCTGCGGGGGTCTCCGGGGTCTCCGGGCCCTCTGCGGGGGTCTCCGGGGTCTCCGGGGTCTCCGGGGTGGGGGTGGTGGCCTCAGCGGCGGGGGTTTCCGGGGTGGCCTCAGCAGCGGGGGTTTCCGGGGTCTCGGCCGGGGTGGTGGACTTGGCAGCAGTCTTGCGGGCAGTAGCCATGGTGTTACCCTCCGTGTTTGTAGCGAGAAGCTGAGCGCCGATCTTCTCGGCAGTGGTGTAGCAGGAACGGCAGAGCTTGAAACCGTCGCTCAGAACGTCACCCTTGCTCAGGTATTCCGAGACAACCCGCTTGCACAGGGTCTCGTCATTGCCGTTGCTCAGGTGGCCCGTGTTGGCCTTCCCGACCCGAGCGTCCCGACGCGAAGCACTGGCACCAAACCAAGCCTGAAGTTCGCTGACGTCGGCGCTCATTTTTTCACTCCCTCGCTCCCCCTCCGGCCTGTCCGGCGGGGCATGGCATAAGTTAAGCACCTCCCGGGGCCCGGTGCAAGCGGAGCGTTAGTTGCCTAACGCTCCGGGAACGCAAAAAGGGCCCCGCCACCGGCCAACAGGGGCCAGTGACGGGGCAGTTGTTACAGCGCAAGAGCGCGCCTTGCTTGCTTGAACAGGTAGTCGGGGGTGCGGTCGTTGTGGAAGATGTGGTCAGCATCCTCCGGGCCGAGCGAGTTTTCCGACGCGTGCTCCATCTGGGGCACACCGGGGCGGGCAACCCACACCAGCGGCATGCCAGCGTCCCGCAGGGCCTGCGCCTCATTGCGGTACCGCACGTCCGTGAAGACGACCGGCTTACCGGCGTCGCTTACTTCCTGTGCTGCCTTGAGGGCCGCGCGAACCCAGAACTCGGAGTCAAGGGCACGGATGCCCTGTCCAAGGTTCTGGAGGAACCGGCGAACCTCGGGATACTCCCTCTTCGCGTGCTCCCAACTAGTCGGGCCCGCAACCTTGTCCGACAGGCGACGCGCGAACGTCGGCCAGTCGTTGAGGGTGATGTAAGGGTCTGCGTACCATGCAACAAGCTTCAGCGGGTCGGCGAACGCCACACGGCCGTAACCGTGCGCGTGGACCAGCCACGACCCGAGAGTGTCCTTACCCGAACCTGCAAGCCCCATGATCCCGATACCGCGCATCTCCGGTTACCTCCAGCAGAGTTGGTGTGTCTGCCAGAGGTAACCGGGGAGGGTTAACGGCCCTCGGGGTCGCCCAGCGCGTCACGCCGGGTCGCCATTGCAGCCATCTGTGCCGCCTCCTCGCGCGCGTCGGCAGTCTCGTTGGGGGTCACCTTGTTGTGTGCACTCTTACCGAGCACAAGGGCCGCCGCAGCGACCAGCACACCGATTACGGTTTCGTTGGCCTCAACGCCCGCAAGCTGCGGGACGAACGACGCGACCAGCGACAGCGCCGCAACGACGATGCTCCGGACCATGACGGGGTTGCCCTTGACCATGTCAAGAATCTTCAAGTTCGGTACTCCTCTTGGTGGTTACCCTCAGCTAGGCCGGCTGTCACCGGCCGTGTCCGAGGGGGTTACTTGCTTACGATCCGGATCACTTCGACGCCCAGCGCACTGGCACCCATGAGCACGGTCACCGGGATGGCGTACTTCCACCGCTCGACGCCACGGATACGTTCCTCATGGTCCGTCAGCGTCGCGCGTACGGCCTCGCTGTGCTGCGTAACGGCGCGCACGTCGTCGCGCATGCCAACGAGTTCGTCATAGATCTCGCGCGCCCCGATGGTCACGCCCAGGGGGTCAGTCACTTGGGTTACCTCTTACTTACCGTAGGCCGCGCGGAACAGGTACGCCCAACCCTTGGGACCGATGGACGGGTCATACGTCTTGCCCACCTCCTTGAACTGAGGGTGTGCATTCAGGAACTTGGCTACGGCCGCCTGAGTCGCCGGGCCGTAATTGTCAGCGCTCACGACCGACTTGGGCATGTACCCGGTTGCCTTGAGGGCACCCTGAAGCGCACGCGCAGACGGAGACGCCTTGCCCGGTGCGATACCCGACGGGAACGCCGGAGGGGTGTACTTGGCCGCAGGCTTGGGCGCCGGAGCGGGGGCCGGCTTGGGGGCCGGTGCAGGCGCCGGAACGGGGGCCGGGGCCGGGGCAGGGGCCGAACCACCAGGCTGAGCCGGAGCGTTGGCCGGAACGTTGAGTTCCTGTCCCGGCTGAATGACGTTCGGATTGGTCACCTGCGGGTTGGCGCCGAGCAGGCTCGACAGGCTCACGCCCAGCAGCGCCGCAATGCCGCCAAGGGTCTGACCGGCACGCACGGCGTACTTGCGGCCCGAACTGCCAGCGCTGCCGCCGGAGTAGGCCGGACGACCGAACCCCAGGATGGACGACCGGGGCCGGATGCGCCGGTAGACGCCGTCCCCGTTGCCCTGCGAACCGGCCGTGCCGCTCGACGTGTTGGCCTCAATGGTGGGCACGTCAGCGCCACCCTTGGACGCCTCGCGTACAACGCCCACGTGGTCGGCCGTCGGTCCGCCGTCCCACGAGAAGAACACGATGTCACCCGGCTGAGCGTCAGCCGTTCGGCCGAGCCACTGACCACGGGCCTTGAACCAATTCACGTGACTAGGGCAGTAAGCGAACTTACCGACAGCGGCACTCTCGCCGATGGCCTCAGCCCACATACTCACAGCCATGTCGCAGTATGGATTGTGGTTCATGGGGTACCAACGGCCGTACTTCGTATCGTTGTTCGCGCCCTCGCGGTAGCCCTCATCGGCCATTGCGACGCGCACCATGTCCAGTGCATTGCCCATGTTTTGGGTCCTCTCATGCAAGAGGGAGCGTTAGTTGCCTAACGCTCCCCAGGTATGTGCGGCGACTCAGACAGGGTCGCCGTTGGTGTTTGGGTAGACGGGATTCGGGTCCGTGGTGCTCGTGGAGTACGTCACGGATGCGCTGAGGGGCCGAAAGTCGGCCGACCGGCGGATTAAGTCACGTACGGCACTCTCGGCCACACGGCCCACGTGCTCACCCGCCAGCGCTTCCGTGTCGATACCATTCGGGCCGGGGTCGATGCCGGTACACATCGTGGCAATGGCCCGTGCGTCAAGCTCAGGCAGCACAATGGTTACGGTGTATGAGTAGGCGTCAGGCACAAGGCCCCCTTACGGGTAGTCAACTTGCCAGAAACCGGAGGCAGTAGCGCCGGTGGCAATGGTCGTGGTCGTGCCGTACGTCATGCCGGGCCACGCGCTCAGCGTTGGCGTGCCAGAGGCAATCCGGCCCTGTACCTCAATCTTTCGATTGCCCGTCGTCGGTCGACCAAAGCCGTTACCGAGGGGGTGCAGCCAATCGCAGCGCATACGGTGGTTACCGCCAATACCGGCCGTGTAGATAGCCGTTGTGGCGCCGGACGTGAGTTCACGCATGCGGAACTCGACCGTGCCCGACCCGCCGAGCGCGTAGAAGAACTCATGCCGGATGACAGGGTTGTTGAGCGGCCCGATACTGAATTCAAAGAAGCGGTTGAACGTCGTGTTGGCGGGCCACCAGGGGTACGACACCAGCGGTAGCGGCTCATCCCGGGCCCCTTGGCCGGCGGGCCGCTCTAGCCGGTCTAGCCGGTCCCGTAGGGCTGCCAACTCGCCTGCCAGGCTAGGGCTTAGCAAAACTTCCGACACTCGCGAACACCTCCACAGGGGCCAGACTCAACGTGGTTGTCTCTCCCCCGTCGGCCACGGCCGTCTGAATCTCCATGATCTTGTAATTGCCCCGCATGCCGGGCCACTGAGCGACCAGCGCACGCACCTCGACCACGTCACCAACTGCCAAGTCACCAACGCCCGGGAACCGGTCAGGGTGCAGGCGTACGGACGGGATGACCACGGGCTGAGCCCCGACACTGACTGTTCGCTGTGCGTACTGCGTGAGCGTGTCTACCTCGGTCACGTCGCTGCGCGATTCCGTGGCAGAGAGCCGGGGAATCCGGTAACTCGCGTCGGTCTCAAGAGTCGTGTTGTACCACCACGTCACAAGCTGTCCCTCAGCCTGTCCCGCGCCGATGCTGATAGCTTCCGTGGCCATGTTGGTGCCGTCGGCACTGAAGCTCACAACGTCGCAGTTGCTGCCGTGCTCTAGTACAACGCCCGTGCCCGTGGTGTCAGTTGGGTACAGCATCGTGAACGTGTTGACCACACGCTCATTGCCCCATCCGTACGTGATCCGGAAGTCAAACCCATCCCGGACGGCCGCCAAGTCCTCGACAGCCTTACCGACGGACTTCCATTCGTGCTGAAAGTACGTCCGGTCCCGCTTCACGCCCGTGGCGTAAGTGGTGTCCCACGTAAGGGCCTTCGGTCCAACCTCGGCCCCGCCCCCGCCGTACGTCCCGTCACCAAAGTGGCCGAGTAGATACGTGGCAATGGCGGCTTGGTCCTGCTGCACGAACACAGCATTGGCCGTGATCGTACGACGCCGGTAGTAAGCCCAGAGGCCCTGACAGCTGAGGGTCATCTCTTCGGCCGCTAGGTCGACGCCGTACGACACCAGAGGGCCGCCCCAGAGGATCTGACGGCCCCTCTGTATGTAGATCAGCACGCGCCACGGCTGAAGCGTTTGCCAGTCCATCCCCCGGAGGGGTGCCCCATTAAGAGGCACCTTGAGGGTGGCAGCGCCGGGGGCGTTGAGCGTCTGACTGAATGACAGGTCCGAGACGGGAAGCTCCCCCCACATCTGACCTGACACGAACTCCACGAACAGGACTCGATATTGGGGGGTCATGCCTACCTCTTACTCGGCCGGGAGAACGGTCATAGTGCCGTTGCTCTGCCACTCGTCAAACGCGCACCAACCGGCGTCCGCCTGCATGCGGAGCTGCACCTTAAGTGACTTGTTCTTGGGAATGAACACATTGACCGTGGCAACGTCGGGAGTGAGGGTTTCGCTTGCCTGGAAGTAGCGCAGACCCTCCCAACGCCAAATGTCATCCGAGTACACATGGACGGAACGCCATCCCGACCGGCCGGCCGGGGCCGTGTACCGCACCTGATACGACAGGATGCCAACACGGTCAAACGGCGCGCTCGGCCCGTCCCACCACATGACCAGACCACCGCCAGCCCCGGTGTCCGGGACGGACCACCAGCCCGTTGCACCCTTACCGGTCACACCGGTGTAGAGCCCAATTCGGTTCACCACGGGCTTAGTTCCGGTCACGCCCTTGTAGTACAGCCGGTCCTCATCCGTAGAGAAGATCAGTGCACCGGTGTTCGCGTCCGTAGCGGCAGCCGCAACCGTCTGCCCCGTCGCCGCTCGCACCGTGTTGAGGGGCGTCGGATCGCCCTGCCCGGTCGTGTTGAATCGCAGGTCCTCAACGTCCGTCGCGATGAGCGAAGTTACGCCCTTGCGAACCTTGACGCGGGCAATGATCAGGTAGTTGTCGAACGGCACGGCCGGGACGGGGCCGCCGTCGGTACCGCGCACAACGTCGATGCACCAGCCGGGCGTCATGTTGCCCGGGACGTAGGCCGCAAGGGGCACCTCTGCCCACGCAGTAGCGTCCGTGTCGTCAGCGCAACGGATGACAATCACGTCCCACCGGTCCGCCGATGCGCTAGCCGTAGCTAGGTCGAACGCGACGCCCGGGGTCGGGAGATCCACGTAGTACGCGTGCCGCTTGTCCCGCACGTTCGCCTTGATGACCGGTACCCACGCTCGGCCACCGGCGACAGCCACGCGGGCCGAACTACCGGCCACCGGCGTGACCTTGAAACCGTCTGAGGCCGTGCCAGGGATGACACCAATGGTGCTCCCTCGCATGTCCGAGTACATCGCCCGCAGGTCGCCAGCGTCATACTCACCCTTGTGCACGAACACGGGCGCGCGCAGTCCACCAGCCATCTGAAAGCCTCCAAAACCTGGGGAGCGTTAGTTGCCTAACGCTCAATCATTAGAGCCACGCGGAGCGCCAACGCACGTCCACAGAGGCAAGCTTGTTCTCTTCGGTGTCCTCGAATGCCAGGTCATTGGAGCCGGGCCGGAGGGGGAACCACACGGACGACGTGCTCAACTGCCCATAGCGGGAAGCGCCATTCAGCAGCACACTGCGCGTGGCAGTGTCGATGGTCAGCACCTCGTTTGTCGGCACCTTGATAAGGACCGTGATCCGCTCACCGGTCACCCGATTGAAGATGCTCGGATTGGTGCACGGGCCCTTTACGACATAGCTAGGCCATGTGTTGGTGTCGCCAATCGACACCACGGGCGTGGGCTGATCAGACGTCGCCGCCCCCAACTTCATGAAGCCAAACGACAGCTTCAGTCGGGGGTTGAACAGCTTCGCTGACCCTCGACCCGGCACCCGGAGCACGCTCTTGACGCTCTCCTGATCTGAGTACATCAGGGGGTCCGGCGCGAACAGTTCGACGTTGAGCGGCACCGCGCCAGCGATGTGCATTCCGTCGATCGGCATTGCGCGCTTGCGTACCTTGGCCATCATGTATCCGGCGCCACCGGCGATACCGGGGAACGCGAAGCGGAATGGCTGAGGATCGGCCCCGGGCTGAAAGGCTGCCAGCGCCTTAGCGACGTTCTGGTCAAGCACGGTCATTGACAGGTGAATGATCCGGCCGCCGAGGTAGTCACGCCCCGACACAATGCCGTCGCGCTGCAAGAGCGCACGGTCAGCGGCCCGAACGTCTGGCCCGTCCAAGAGGCCCGAAACCTCGTTGAGGACAAGCCCCGACGCTCCGCCCATAAGGACCCCGTCATACGTGGCGGTCCAATCGGCTCCCGTGTACGGGGTGTCCACCTCCGTGGCATCCGCAATTGCGGGAGCCTGCGGGGGCGGGGGTGGGTTCCCCCTGGTCAGGAAAGGAACCGGGATAGACCAGGGGGACCACGTCGAGCCAGCGTCGCCGGCCTTGATTTGAGCCGAATACCAGGACCCCGGTATCAGCTCATAGTCAGCCGCATTCGATGCACTGTCATTGCCCATCGTCACGTCTCGCGTGCCGCTGGTGTAAGCGCTGGTGATGCTGTCGTGTGCAGCCGGCTTTCCGGCCGCATCGAGAATGCGGATTGCGTATCGGGTGGCCAGGGCAACGGGGGCCGCCACCGTGACAATTACAGTCGTCTCCGTGACTGACTTCACGGTGAGAACAGGCGTTTCAATCGCCACTTAGCGGCCTCCGTTCCGAGCGTCCCACGCGATTGCCTTACCGATCTCATACGGGCTTGCGTCCGTACGGACGTTCACCGTGATGCCTCCCGTAGAGGCCACAGAGGCCCCGTACGCGCCCGTTCCCAGGTCCGCCGACCCCAGGGAGCCAACCGAGCCCGCAGAAGCGCCAGAGAGGCCGTTAGGGGCCGGGGCGAGGGCAAGGGACATGTCCAGCGCGTACGCCTCAGCGCTACGGCGCATCTCCCCTGCGGTCCCCTCAAGGCCCGTGATCAGACCCTTACCGGTCCACATGCCCAGTTCGGCCGTGACGCGCGACGGGGAGTGAATATCGAGAATGTCTCGGATCGGCCCGGGAATGTTGTCCTTGACAAGGCTGGACACCTTGCTAGCAAGACTCGACCCCATCGACATAATGCCGTTGATAAGGCCCTGGATGACGTGCTTGCCCTCATCGACCAGCAGCGAACCCATGTTGCCGAGACCAGAAGTGAACTTCCCAGGGATGCTCTTAACCCAATCGACAGCCTCACCAACCTTGCTGGAGATGCCGGAGACCATGTCACCAAAGAACCGCTTGACGTCTCCGGCGAACCGGCCCACGCCCCCGGCAGCATCGACCACGGACCGGCCGAAACTGACGACCCAACCGATTACGTTGCCAATCCAACCGATCGCCGTTCCCAGCGCGTTGAACAGGTTGCCCAATACCTCACCTGCGAATCGCAGGATTGGCGGGATCACAACGCCCAAGACCTTGGCGGCGAACTCGGCAACCTTTTCGGTCACGAGCACCACAACCGAAATCACGGGCTGTGCCTTCTGGTAAACCTCGCTCAACTTCTCGCCCATACGCTGAATCGCGGGAGCGACGTACGTAGTAATTGCACTGGCGAAAGCCGTGATGATCGGCTGGACATTCTCATAGATAGCCGCGTAGATCCGCATCACTGCGGGAACGACGGTATCCATGATGATGCTGCCGACCGTGCGAAGTACCGGCATGAACCCGTTCGCAATGGCGCTAGCCACGGTCATGTAAGCGGGCAACAGTTGGTCTCGCACCACTGCGGCAGCCCCAGCAAGAGCCGGCATCATCGTGGTCTGAAAGGTGTCAGACAGCTGTCGTGCCCAGAGGCCGACTTGTTCGAAGAATCCAGCGAGGCCCGAGGATGTGATGTCGCTCCCGCCCTCGCGGAAAGCGGCGCCCATCGCACGGAATGCGCCGGAGACCTCAGAAGCCATCGTGGTAGCCGGGCCGGACACCGACGAGAGGGCCGGGCCGAACGTCCCCGAAAGGAACGAAGCGCCCTTCTCAAGCGCCGGAATGAGGTACCCGCCAACGGCTGTGGTGACCCCCTCCATAAGCGTGCGCTTGAACGCCTCAATCTTGCTCGAAGCGTTGTCCCGCAGGCTCGCGCCCATCTTCTCGGCAGCGCCGCCAACCTCACCGAGCGCGCTCACGGCGGTACTTGGGTCCATGGCAAAGAGCGCCTGCCCCAAGTCCTCGCTCTGCGTGCCGAACAGGGCCGTAGCCGCCGCAGCACGTTCGACCGGGTCCGGCATCTCCCGCAACTTCTTAAGCGTCAGGGAGAGGCCGTCACTCGCCGACTGGCCACCCTTGGCGATCTGCGCGCCCATGGCCGTAGCGTCAAGCCCAAGTGCCTTGAAACCGTCGGCCGTTGTCTTGCTGCCGTCGATTGCCCGGATGCTGAATTCCTTGATGGCGTCAGCAGCGATATCCGAGTCACGGGCACCCGCCTTGATGGCCTGCGAGATCAGACCCATAGCCATGGGGCCATCGACACCGACCTTACGGAATTGCGTCCCGTACTCATTCATGGTGTCGAGCAAGTCGCCGGCCTTGTCAGAGCCGTTCTGCATACCCTTGGTGATCAGGTCGAAAGCCTGATCAGCGCTTGACACCAGGCCCGTGCGCATCATCTGCGCGACAGCGTTAGTCACGCCGCCCAAGTCCTGATCAAAGGTCGACGCAACGTCAGATGCCTTAGTGGCGATGCTCTGAAGCTGATCATTCGTCGCACCGGGCGGCGCAATGCCCGACTGCATAACCGACTTGATGGCGTCGGCTGCACCCTGGAAATCCTCCGTGATGCCCTTCGCGTAGAGCTGTCCGGCCAGCTTGCCAGCCTGCGCCGCAACTTCAGGCGTGGCACCCAACTGCGCCTGAAGACGAGACTTAATCTTCCCGTTCTCAAGGGCAGTCTCTAGACCAACCTTGAGAAGCGCACCCGCCGCAAGAGCGGCACCCGCAAGCCCGGCCTTGAGCATCCCGCCGAACTTGCCAGCGAAGCCCCCGCCCGTCTGCGCGCCAGCGTCGGAACCAATCGAGCCCTCAAGCTCGTTGCTGGCCCGTCGACCAGCGTCCCGGGCGGCATCCGTCGCGCCGCTCACAAGGTGGGAAGTGTCGCCCGCCCGAATGTCTACGTACGCCGTACCGGCGCGAATTGCTCCGGGCATGCGGCACCCCTTCCCTTAGCGGATCTTTGGACGCTGCCCCATGGCAGCCGCAAGAGAGGCCATGCCAGTACTCTTCCGGGGAGCCTCAACACCCGGGCGGGGAACCGGAGTCGGTTCCGGCATCGGGTTCTTCTTGAACCCAAGCCCTAGGCCAAGTTGGCCCAACTGCCAGTTATTCACGCGCAGGTGGTCAATCACTGCGGCTAGCAACTGTCGATCTGTCGTCCACTCGCCGACATCTCCCGCCACCCCTCGCGCATGGCAAGAGTCCTGCGGGAGCCGGGCCACGAAATCGCGGAACCGACCCCACGTCAGGCGGTAAGTGCCCACATCCTCAGCGAGGTTGAACCCGTAGAGCCTACGGAAGTCCACATCAAGGTCAGGGAAGTGGGACTCTAGGTAGTCAGCGAGTGCGACTATTCCCCCAGGTCGGCACCCTGAGCCTTGCCGTACTCAGCGAAGATGAGCGTAAGGTCATCCGTCCGACCGCCACACGCAAGGAACTTGCCGTAGGCGTCGGCACCGAACAGGGCCTTAGCCATGGCGATGTCATCACCCGCACGAACCGCCTCCTTAGCGGTGTCCGGCCAGAAGCCCGGGGCGGGGATGCTGAATTCGGTACCGTCCGGCGCCTCGAACTCGATGCGGTCGCCGCCCATCTTGTCCGCAGCGTTCTGACGGAGGGTCGCGAGGCGGTAACGGGCCTTGTTCGGCTTGCTCATGTGAAGTCTCCATACGTGCGGGTCTCTGCGGGTCTCGGAGCGTTAGTTGCCTAACGCTCCAAGCAAGTTGACCCCGGACCCGCATCACGGGGCCAACTTGCTGGGAACTACGGGGCCGTAATGCCGGCCGTCTTCAGAGAGTCGGTGTCAACGATCTGCCACTCAGCGAGATCACCGTTAGCGCCAAGCGCCTTGATGGTCATGCCCCAAGTCACGGCCTCATCGTTCTTGAACGACGGAGACTCAAGGTCAGTGACCTGACCAACCGGGATCATGAGACGCCAGGTGTTCGGGCCGTCGACCCACTCAAACAGCCAAGCCTCGCGCGGACGGGTAACCGTCGCCTTGACCTTGAGGTTTGCCGAGAGCTTGTCAGTAGCCGCCACCATCGAAGAGCCGTAGAACGTCTCAAGGACAAGCGGCGTGGACTCAAGGGCCTTGAGCTTCAGCGTCAGGTCACGGCCCTTAACGACCGTGCGCACAATGCCGTTCTGCCAGGACGTGATGTCCTGCGTGTCCTCAGAGAACGAGTGCTCCACGCCGTCATCCGTGAACGTGCCAAGGGACTTCCAGCCAACAGCCGGAGCGGCGGAGGCAAGGGGCATCACGGTGCCAAGGGGCGCCTTGTAAATGGTGCCCGTGACTGCCACGCGGGCAGTCTCAGGGTTGTAGGTCACCAAGGGGTGTCTCCAATCATCGGGGGCGAGTGCCCACGTCTACAGAGGCAAGCCACCGGGGCTCACCAGAAAGGGCGTCAGGGGCCCATTGCGGGGCGTTCGTCACCCGCACGAAAGCGAGGGGCCCGCCCTCGGTCCGAGACGCCAGGAGAGCCCCTAGGGCCCCCTGTAGAACGTCGTGCGTTGTCCCCCGGTCCGGCCCCCACACCTCAAGGTCAATGGCCGCCGTGTCGAGCACGGGCCAAGCCATCTCGCCACCAGTCCGGATGACCAGCAGGAACGGCGCGTCGTCCGGTAGCTCTGGAAGCTCAACGCCACATCGCAGACCCGGAATCGCGCCCCGCAGGAAGTCCAACACCAGGGCCTCAGCGTCCGGGAACACGATCACTCGCGTACCGCCTCAAGGGCCCGGCCGAGCACGCGGAACCGGGGGTTCTTGCCCCCTCGCGCACCAAGCTCAATGACGTTGGCAGCCGGGTCCGTGTTGACCACCTTGGCAAACGCCTTGTTGTTCTTTACGCCAGACTGAAGCCGAAACTTGCTTGCGTAGTCGCCAGACTTGACCGGGGCAATGGACACCGCCTTTGCCTTGACTTCCTGCGCCTTGCGAACAAGGACAGCGAGGATTTCGGGGTCGCGCGCGATGCTCTCAAGCGCGCTGGCGTCAATGACGATTCGGACGTTAGACACGGGGCGCCCCCTCGTAGGAAACTAGCTCGGCCTCAACATGGCTGACACCGGCGGGGGTTCGGCGAACGATGGCCGGCCTACTCAGCCGGTACCGGACGCCGTCAATGGTCAGCCGGTCCGCTAGGCCCAAGTCGACCGCACCGGGAACCATCAAAAGCCAAGTGCGGGACGAGAGTTCGCCGTTTCGCTCCGTAGCCTGCGGTTCAAACCAACACGGGAAGTCCCAACGCTGTGGGTCTGTCCAGTCGTTGGCCGTACCGCCGTACCGGTCAGCCTTGCCCTTGGGCCGCTCGACCAGCACGCGGTACGCCAACACGGAAGGGGAGATCAACAGGCCCCCCAACCGTCAACGGCAGTGATTTGCTGCCGGTCCCACCGGTCAACCCCTAGGCCGATCTTGGGACTTGCAGTCTGCGACAGGCCAACAGCCTGCGCGACCTGCGCCCGCTCACCCTCCGTCAGGTCAAGGCCGATAGCCCCGACCGCCTCACGGGTGTACGAGTAAGAGCCGATGGTCTCCGCGCTAAACCCGTTCGGGTTGTCCAGCGCACGGGAGACCACCCGGCATGCCACTAGCTTGAGGAGAGGCAGCGCCGTTTCCGGCACAACTCCCCCGGTCGCCATGTCGATTAGCGCGGACGCATCCTCACAAAGGACCGTGACCCGCGCTCGGTCAGACTCCGCCAAAGGGGACGGACGCCGGGCCGATACATCATCAAACGTTGCGTACGGCAAGGTTCCTCCACCCCAAGGGGGGAGAGCGTTAGTTGCCTAACGCTCCCCCAGGCCCTTACGCGACCAGCTTCAGACCCACTGCGCGGTTGGCGTCGAGGGTGGTAACACCCATGAGGGTGGACACGATGGAACGGTCCGTCAGGGTGTCGCTGTTGTAGTCGCGCAGGTAGCGGAGCGCGTACCCGTTGCCATCCGCAGATGCGGCGAACGCCGTACCCTCAGGCTTGCGCGGAGCACGGACGACCAGCGAGAAAGCCTCACGCGTGAAGCCCACGGCGCCGTTGATGCTGTTAGACACGTAGAGGTTCCAGCCGGAGAGCCGGCCGACCGCAGCGTCCCGCAGGGCGCCCGTGTCGTTGCTGGACTCAAACCGAATGATCTTGTCGTCCTCCAGCAGGAGGGACAGGAGATCC